AAACCTGTATTTTCTGTTCCTCTCTCTGCGCTGGGGGCAGGGTCATCTGTGTTTGCGCCGACAACAGGCCGTGCGGAACGTGCTGGATATATGGGACAAAGTGCATATGTGCCATTTGTTTTGAGGGAAACGCAAACAGTATCACAAAGGGTTTTGCAGAATGCGCCTCCGCTCCCTTATCGTGCGGTATTGGTGGCCAGCACGGCGCAACCAAGGGCGGTAAGCGGCCTAGAGTTTACGCAGCCTCCAAAACCGTGCGGGCGTCAGCTTTATCAGGGAGTTGCGGATATTCTGGCACGCAGGCCGTTTTCTGTGTCGCCAGGCTATTTATCTGCATATTTGCCAGAGCGTTCTGGGCCTGTGGCAGGTGGTATCTCAAAGCTGGCAGCAGGCGCTGTGCGCGTGTCTGCAAGTTGGAGGGAGATGCCGGTTATTGCAGAATATTCACGGCACATACAGCACTTTCCACAATATCTACAACGCAAGAATGGTTTGCAGTCTTTTGTGTTCAGGCAAGGTGTTTCTGTTCCCCAACAGCCCGCGCGCACTGTTTTGCAAACCATGCCACGTGCTGTGGCGCCCGATGCACAAGGGCGGGTGGGGGCATTTTTGCCGTCCTCTCCTCTTATGCAGGCGGCGGTTCAGCCTGTTCTGCCTTGGGGGCAATCCGCTCCAGCACCACAGGGGCAAAGTATTGTGCGCTCAACGGCCAGCCCGTTTGCGGCATCACCTCAACAGCCTGCGCCTCTGCCGCCACGTGCGGCCATGCAGGGCCTTGGCGGGGGAGATAGCACTGCTTTGGCAGCACTTTCTACGCTTGGTTCTATTTAAAAACCCTTTTCCTGTTCAGTAAAGAGTTCTGTTATATGCCCATGTTGCCTGTCAGCCTGCCATCTGTATGGAATATTCCTGTTGCAGCGGGGGTGCCTGCCCTTATGGGGCAATCTGTTTCTGCCGGGGTGCAGGCTTCGGCATCTGTTACGGTTGGCAGTTTGCTGGATGATCTGCAAATTACGCAGGCCGCCAGCCAGTGGGGTATTTTTACACAGGATGGGCAGAGGGTTTTAACATCTGCCCATGTGCTTTCTGCCGATATGCAAAGTACGTGGCGCATTGCAGAAGCCCCGCTGGAGGGTGGTGCGTTTTTATCTTACAGCAAAGTGCGCATGTCTCGGCAGCATCGGATTGTGATGGTGTGCGATGGTTCAGAAGCCGGAATGGAGGATGCCAATGCCACCAGTCTTGCGCTGGATGTTTTGGCAGGGGCCGGGCAGGCAGGGGCTTTGTATGTGCGTGCAGGTTTTTTTGCCACGCTGGAGGCGTTGGAAGCCGATACAAACCTGTATGCCGTTATCACCCCGGAAAAGAAATACGATAGCGTTAACATTATCGGCCACCGCTGGATGAGGGAAGCCCGCCAGGGCATTACCATGCCAGTTGTAGAAATTGCCTTGCAGGAAGTGCGTATAACCGGAAGCACGCAGTTTGCCAGCACCCGCATGCCGCAGGGCCAGCAGATACAATGCGGCGGCATGGCCTATGCGGCCACCAGTTATGCAGATGCCGGAGAAATTGCATGAGCACCCCCACAACAACACTGGTGCAGGTGCCCATAAGTGCCGTGCCTGCACAGATGTTTAAGATTACACTGGCAGCACAAACACTCCAGATAGCCCTGCGCCAACGTGCTACGGGGCTGTATGCAGATATATGGTGCGCTGGCACGCGCGTGCTTTCTGGCGTGTTGTGCCAAGATCGCACATGGCTGGCAAGGAATGCCGCCACCGGCCTGCCGGGTGATCTGGCGTTTATGGATACCCAAGGCACGCAGAACCCGCAAAGCACCGGGCTTGGCACGCGCTATGTGCTGTTATGGCGCAGCGGATGGCCCGCATGAGCAGCATGCTCAGCACAAAAACACCAGACTGGGCCACGCGAGATGTGCAGGTAATGTTTCGGCTGCTTAATGGCGTGTTTGGTACGGCAGATGGGGTGGATACGGTTACGCTTTCTGGTTTGCAGGTGCAGGCGGATATTTTGCAGGCCCCGTACCCAACGGGAGAAACCGCGTCTATCCGTATAACCGGCATGCCTCCAGATTTAATGAACCGCCTGAGCCTGAGCGCGCCAGACCCTGCCAACCAGAGCGCCAGCGAAGTGTTGCTTATGGTGCCCGATGGGGCCTCTGGCGCGCAGGCTTTGGTGTTTCAGGGTGGGGTTGCTTTGGCTTATGCAGATTATAGCACAGCACCAGATGTTACTTTTGTGGTGCAGGCGTTTTCTACAGTATTGCCAAATGCGCTGCCTGCTTTGCCCACCGGGTTTAGGGGGGCGGTGCCGCTGGCGCAGGTATTGGCGCGTATTGCCGCAAAAGCCGGGCTGACATTTGAAAATAACGGGCTGAACACCGTGCTGCATGATCCGTATTTTCATGGCACACCGGGGCAGCAGATCAGCCAGTGTTTGAATACGCAACCTTTTCAGGCCGCATTGGGGCGGGGGCGTTTGTCGGCATGGCCCGCCAGAACCGGCGTAACCAGCACAACAGTGGATACATCTGCCGCTATTCAGGTTTCGGCCAGCACGGGGCTGGTGGGGTATCCCACGTGGTCTGGTGGTGGGGTATCGTTGGACATGCTGTTTAACCCGCGCATTGGCTGTGGCGGCGTGCTGGCGTTGCAAAGCCAGTATCAGCCCGGTGGAGGGGCAACGGGGCTGTGGCAGGTTTTGCATCTTCGGCACAGTTTAAGCGCGCAAATGCCAGATGGCCCGTGGTTTACCAATGTGGTGGCGCAGGCCGTAGGATTGAAGAATTCATGACAGATCAGAGCAGTTTTGCATCAGGCTTTCCGCCCAACATGCCTGCATCTGGTCAGGCGGTGTTTGATAGGGCCGGGGCGGCGGCATCGGATTACAACGCGCTGGTGGCCGTTATGCGCCGCATGTTGGTGGAGGTGCGCACCGCCATACCCGTTAAGGTGTGTGCGGTTTCTGGCGCAGGCTTGGCCCCTGTTGGGTTTGTGGATGTGCAACCTATGGTGCATCAGCAAGATGCCGCAGGCCAAACCATGCCGCATGGTGTGGTGTATAACGTGCCATATTTTCGGCTTCAGGGTGGCAGCAGCGCTGTGGTGCTAGACCCCGCAGTGGGGGATATCGGGCTGGCCGTCATGGCGGATCGGGATATTCTAAACGTAAAAACCGCCCGCACTGCTGCTCCGCCCGGCAGTTTTCGGCACAACAGTATGGCGGATGCGCTGTATCTGGGCGGTTTTTTAAATGCGGCACCCAGCCAGTATATTCAGTTCACACCTGATGGGGTGGTTATACATACGCCCGGAACTGTGGAAATATCTGCAAAATCACTCAAGATTTCAGGAGATGCCAGCATAAGTGGCAGCCTGAATGTGGGGCAGGATGTGCAGGCCGGTGGTGTTTCGCTGGTATCGCATGTGCATGGTGGCGTTATGTCCGGCAGTGGCACCACCAGCGCCCCGCAGGGTTAGGAGAAGCACGTATGAAAACCTTGTTGCTAGATCGTGCAACGTGGGATCTGGTGGTGGATGCGCAGGGCAATATTGCCGTGGCGGATGTGCCCTACGCCACCGCGCAGGATGTTTCCAGCGCGGTGCGCGTGTTTAAGGGAGAATGCTGGTACAACACGGCCCTTGGCTTGCCCTATCTGGCAGGTGTTTTGGGGCGCAACCAGTCTGCCGCGCTGTTTCGGGCCGATGTTGCGCAGGCGGCCCTTGCTGTGCCCAACGTGGCGCGCGCAACCTGTGTGCTGGCCAGCCTTGGGGCAGACCGCAAGCTAAGCGGCCAGATTTATCTGACATTGGAAAACGGAAGCACAACCCTTGCCAGTTTCTGAAACCTCACTTGCCGCAGGCACAACATCTGTGCCTGCGCCCTTGCTGGATGATACCGGCTTTGTGCTGCCGCAGGAGGCAGACATGCTGGCCGGTGTTCTGGCAGATATAAACGCTGCTTTTGGCAATACGCTGAACACGGATTTATCTACCCCACAAGGACAGTTGGCCACATCGCTTACCGCCATTTTGGGCGATGCGTATGATCAAATGCTGGCTGTGTTTAACGGGGTGGACCCTGCGCGTGCTTCTGGCCGCATGCAGGATGCCATTGGCCGTATTTATTTTATGGAGCGCAAACCCGCCACGCCCACGGTGGTAACATGCCAATGTACGGGGGTGGAGGGCACGGTTATTCCGCAAGGGGCTTTGGTGGCAGATGCCGCGGGCAATACCTATGCGGCAGATGCGGCCATTACGCTGGATACCACGGGCACAGGCACGGGCGCGTTTTCCTGCACCACGTTGGGGGAGGTATCCTGCCCGGCGGGCAGTGTGCGGCTGTGCCAATCTGTTGCCGGGTGGTCTGGCGTGGGCAACGCGGTGGCGGGGGTTACGGGGCGTGCGGTAGAAGGCCGTGCAGCGTTTGAAGCCCGCAGGCAGGCCGCCGTGGCTGTGAATTCCGTAGGAGCATTGGCTGCCATATTGGCGGCCGTGCAGGCGGTAGATGGCGTAACAGATGCGTATGTTGCAGATAACAGCAGCAATGTTGCAGTAACGCAAGGGGGCATAACACTTGCGCCCAATAGCCTGTATGTGTGCGTAAATGGTGGTACGGATGCCGCCGTGGCTTTGGCTATCTTGCGTAAAAAGCCACCCGGCTGTGCCTATACTGGCAGCACCAGTGTTTCTGTAACAGACACTTCTGGCACGTACACCACACCACCCAGCTATACAGTGGCGTTTGAGCGTGCCCAGCCCACGCCGCTTTATATTGTGCTTACACTGGCAGCCGGTTCTGGCGTGCCAAACACAGCAACATCTGCCGTGCAGCAAGCTGTTCTGGCGTGCTTTTTGGGGCAGGATGGTTCTGCCCGCGTGGGTATTGGCGGCACGTTATATGCCAGCCGGTTTTACGCCTGCGTGGCGGCGGTGGGCAGTTGGGCGCAGGTGGTGGATATTCGGGTAGGCACAGCGGCCAGTCCCACGGGTGTTACGGCGCAGGCAAATATCAACCAGATTTTCACACTGGAACTGGCTGATATTGCCGTGGAGTTTGCCTGATGCAGAATGTCGGGCAAACGGTGCTTTCTCAATATGCGTGCTCGCCCAGCCTGAATGCGCTGCTAGAGGGCTGGAACCAGTGTTTAGACCCCGCGCAGAGTATAGAAAACTGGTTTGACAACCTATGGAACATAGAAACAGCCCAAGGCTACGGGTTGGATGTATGGGGCCGCATTGTTGGGGTTTCGCGCGTGTTGCGCATGGCCTCTGGCCAGTATCTGGGCTTTGCCGAGGCCAATGATCTGACAGAGCAGGGCTTTAACACCGCCCCGTGGTATGCGGGCCGTGTTGTGGTGGGTGATTTTACAAATTGCAGCCTGTCAGATGCCGGGTTTCGGCAGCTTATTTATGCCAAGGCGCTGGCCAATATTACGGATTGTTCTGTGCTTTCGCTTAACGCCATTTTGCGCACGCTGTTTGCCGGGCAGGGCGATGCGTGGGTGGAAGATAACACCAACATGAGCATGACCTACGCCTTTGGCTTTGTGCCAACAGATGTGCAGGTTTCCATTATCGAAAACGCCGGTGTGCTGCCGCGCCCCGCCGGGGTTGCGGTATCTTACAGCATCAGGGGCTGAAGACCTTATGAAACAAGCAGATATTTCCGGGCGGTTTACAACACCTATTGCGGCTTCCGCCACAGCGGCCAACTGTGCGGATATTCCCACAGCGCAAACCACGGCGGGCGATGGTTCTGCCAGCATGGCGCTGGGTTTTCCGCCCGAAACCTTTACAGAACGCGCAGCCGGTGGCGTACCCCCGCGTGGGGCGGATATGAACGGGTTTTTGAAAACGCTTTCTGCTGCCATTCAGGTTTTGCAAACAGGTTATGTTGGCCCGTTTGATGCCAGTTTTGCCGCCGCTATTGGTGGCTACCCGGCTGGGGCTGTGGTGGCAGGCAGCGTTGTGGGCACGTTTTGGGTTTCTGGGCAGGATAACAACCTGTCCACCCCCGGTGCGCAGGGTGCGGCGTGGACAAACCTGTTTAGCGGGCTGCTTACATCTGCCCAAGCCGCGCAAAGCTTTTTTCCGCTTACGGGCGGTAAAATCAGCAACGGTTATTACGATAGCACCGGCACATGGGGCGGCAGCGGCAGCAATGGCGCACCACAGGCGGGTGATATGCCGTGGGGGCCGCAGTTTATTTCTCGCTTGGGGTATAGCGCCAGCATGAAGGCGCTGTTCTGCCTGCGTGATGCGTTTGAGCAATATGCGTTTGCCAGCGTGCAGTTAACAGATGCCGCAGGCGGATGGCATGAATGGCAGTTCCGCCAGGATGGCTCCATCCGTATGCCAGATGGCGCGGTGGTGGCTACGGAAAGCTGGGCCAACGGGGTGTTTCAGCCCGCTGGCAGTTATGTGGGGCTGGGCACGTATCAGGCCGATTTTGCCACGCAGGATGGGCGTGTGATCAACCTGCCATACGGGCAGCGCATTCAGTCCTTTTCCGTTACCATTCAGGATGGAGATGCCATTACTTTTCCGCAGGCTTTTGCGGGGGTGCCCACATCTGTGCAGTTGCAGTGCATGCAGTATGAACAACGCATGACACTTGCCATGCCCGATCAGGCCCCTACCGCCACGGGCATTGGCGCTGTGGGCGTGCGCTATGTGGTGGATGATCACGATGGCGCGGTTTCCACCCCCATAACGGTATGGGTTACAGCTATTGGGCCAAGGTAAAAAACCATGACATGTTCTTGCAATACCGCAGGCACGGCCTGTTCTGTGCTGCCAGAAGGGGCCGTGCTGGCGCCGGGGTGGCAACCCGCCCGCGCACGCGTGTTGCCGGTTATGATGGCGCCGGGGCTATGCCTGCGTGGCCAACTGGCAGAGCAGGTGGTGCAGGCATGGCCTGCCCGCAGCAGTGCAGATGCGCTGGATTATACCCTTACCCCCGCCGCATGGTTGGAAGGCACGGGGGATACGCTGGCCAGTGTGACGGCCAGCGTGCCCACTGCAACCGGGCAGGATACGGATCTGGCCGTGCTGTGGGTTACAATTATACAAGGCATGGCCTGCGTGTTTTTGGGCAGCGGCCCGCCAGATACGGTGCAGACAGTGCAGATGGTGTTGCACACCGTACAGGGGCGCAGCGTTACGGCCAGCGTGCAGCTTTACATCAGTGCAGAAAGTGCCGCCGCCGCGCCGCCACAGGTGCCCACGCTGGCAGATGGCACGCCCATACCGCCCAATGCCCTGTTGGCCCCCCAAGGCGTGCTAACCACCCCCACCGGCCAGCCCTATCTGCTGGCCTGA